TAGGAGTGGATGCAATTATCTGGAAGATCTAATAACGTGCGTCCATATAATCCAGCTCAAATTATTGACGTGTGTCCGTGTAGGAAACAAACAAAAGAAGATCGATATTTCCATTCCAAAATTGGATGATTTTATTCATAAGGTGTATATCCATTGTGCGCGCAAGATTTATTCGAATGTATATTTGTTTGAAAAGAATATTAATCCGTTACAAATTCAAAAGAATCATCGTGAATTGGAACTTATCGTCCAAGAATGTTTAATGATATCTATTCGTGATTCAATTCCCACCGAAGATATTATTCGTGCATATATGGATGAAAGCGTAGAAGAAGAGGAACAAGTCATTATTGAAGATATTCCTACAAAACAGGAAACACCAGCACCTACTCCTACTGTTGAGTCAATTGTATCCGAACCTGAAACAGAAAATAAGGAACCAGTAGTTGATAATTCAGAAGAGAAAAAAGAAGAACCATCTGTTGAATTAGGAATAAGAGATTTGGATGATGAAAAGGTGGTTACAACATTATCATTTAATGATATGGATTCTGTATTGGATACAGATAATAATGTATCTAGTATTGAAGCCCCCAAAACAATTGAACGTTTAGAAGAAATTAGTACATCTCGTGCTTTAGAACGTCGTATGGAACAAGAAGAGGAAGATGATGATGAAGCACTTAAAATCAGTGATGAAATTATCAATTTGAACGATTTTGAAGATGTATCAAGTGTCATAAAAGTAAATTAGAATAATGCGTTAGTTATAATAAATTATTGCCTAGTATTTTATTATAAATATGGAAAAAGAATTTGCTTTTTCGTTATTAGTGTCAATATTTTATGGCATATTCAAGTTTGTTGAAATGAAATACATTGAGAAAGAATGGAAACCTGTGAAAGTATTGGTTCGCGACATAATTATGGTGATGATTTCTTCATTTGTCGGTGCGATCATATTCGTCCAATATCATCAATCATTTAGTAATTTTTTCAGCGTCATTACCGACAACGTAATGTTGGATACAAGTAACACGAAAGTGTATACGGATATGCCATCATTTTAATTATGATATAATTATAATCTGGTTATATCATATAATTATGAGCGATAACGAAGAGAAAGATTATAAACATGAATTTATTAGTATATTGAATGAATATAGTAATTTGTTACAGAAACGAGGGGATTATATTAAATCTAAAATATATCGTCGCGCACATGATAATTTAGTCAATTATAGCGAACCTGTATACAAAGTGGAAGAATTATCAAAGTTATCGGGTTTTGGACCTGGAATAACAAATTTATTGAATGAATATATTTCTACTGGAAAAATTAACGTAATTGAAAGGGAACGAAACCGACCTGAAAACGTATTAAGCGATATCTATGGTGTTGGACCCAAGAAGGCAAGGGAATTGGTAAATAATGGAATCACAAGTGTAAGTAAATTGCGTGAAGCATATACTGAAAATCCAAAACTATTAAATGACGTCCAAGTGAAAGGATTGAACTATTATGAAGATATTATTCAGCGCATCCCTAGAAGTGAAATTGTTCTATATAATGAAGTATTTGGTAAAGCATTTAATGCTATCAAAGATGACACAAGTAAATATGAAATTGTGGGAAGCTACCGTCGTGGTTCTCAAACATCTGGAGATATTGATGTAATTATTACATCGGAAAATAAAGACATATTTGTAAATTTCATAGACAAGTTACTTGAAGAGAATGTAATTGTAGAAGTATTGTCACGAGGTCCTACTAAATCACTTGTTATTTGTAAGTTGGATAATAATAGCATTGCTCGCAGAGTGGATTTCTTGTATTCTACACGTGAAGAATATGCATTTTCAATATTATATTTCACAGGAAGCAAGGAATTCAATACCGTAATGCGTGGATATGCACTTACAAAGGGGTATTCACTCAACGAACATGGTTTGTATACTAAGGAAAAGGGTAAAAAGAAGGAAGACAAATTACAACAACTATTTTTATCCGAACAAGATATATTTGATTTCTTGGGACTCGTGTATAAAGAACCTGATGAACGACGAAATGGCAATGATGTAATTAAAAAAGATGGTACACCTGTAAAGGTAAATGCTGTTATAATGAAGGACGAGAACAAGACGTTGAAAAATAAACCTGTAAATAAAGTAAATAAAACACGAAAGGAAAAAGTAGTTGTATCTGAAGAACGTCTCAAATATAAAAAAATGAAAAAGGATGAATTAAGAGCGATATTGGCAGGTTATATGGGATTGAAGCCGAAAAAGAGTAATTTGAAACATATGAAAGACAAAGATGAGTTGATAGATAAAATTATTGAATTTGAAAAACAAAAGGAAGTTCAAGAACCTGAGCCTACTGAGGAACTCAAGGAAGAAGAAGGGAAACCTGAGCCTATGGAAGAACCCCAAGAAGAAGAACCCGAGCCTGCTGAGGAACTCAAGGAAGAAGAACCCGAGCCTGTTGAGGAACCTAACGAAGAGGAAGGGAAACCTGAGCCTATGGAAGAACCCGAGCCTGCTGAGGAACTCAAGGAAGAGGAAGAACGCAAGCCTGTGGAAGAACCCAAGGTTCCCGAAACACAAGTTCAACAAACAAAAAAGAAACGAGGACGTCCCAAGGGCAGTAAAAATAAGACACAGAAAATAAAAAAGGATAAACCAGAAGTTTTGAAACCAATTAAAGAAGAAATAACAGAAGATAATATAGAAATGAAAAGTAAGAAACCAAAAATAACAATGAAAGAGGAAGATGTTGTAAAAATAATGGAAGACTTTAAAACAAAGGGAATGTCATTATTAGAAACATTAAATAAGAAGGAATTAGAACAAATTATTCTTGTTGCAAACAAGCAATTTCATTCTTATCTAGAACAAAAAGGAGAACCAACATTATCAGATAATGAATATGATATAGTGAAAGAATATATCGAACAAAAATACAGTGATTCATCCATATTAGATGAAGTTGGTGCTGAATTCGAGAAAAACAAAGTTGAATTACCTGTAAATATGCCGTCTATGGATAAAATCAAGCCGACTACAAACGCGTTGGAAACATGGGTTGAAAAATATAAAGGTCCATATGTATTGTCGTGTAAGTTAGATGGTGTAAGTGGTTTATATTATAGTAAGGATGGAGAGCGAAAGCTATATACTCGCGGGAATGGTTCAGTAGGACAAGACGTATCACATTTATTGAAATTTGTAAACGGTATCCCGGATATCAAAGATGTTATTGTTCGTGGCGAATTCATTATTTCCAGAAAAACATTTGATGATAAATATAGCAAGCAATTCTCAAACGCCCGCAATCTTGTTGCGGGTATTGTAAATAGCAAAAAGATCGATAAAAAGGCCAAAGATGTGGATTTTATTAGTTATGAAATGATTGAACCCGAATTGAAACCAAGCCTACAAATGAAAACGATGAATGAAATGGGATTTAATGTAGTTAAAAATGAAGACACACCTACATTATCAAATAATATGCTATCGGATATACTTGTTGATTGGCGAACGAATTATGAATATATCATAGACGGTATTATAGTAAGCGACGACAACATATATAAACGCACAAATAAAAATCCCGACCATTCGTTTGCGTTTAAAATGGTATTGTCCGACCAAGTAGTAGAAGCAAAGGTAGTGGATGTATTATGGAACGCAAGTAAAAGCGGATATTTGAAACCCCGCGTAAGAATTGAACCTGTAAATGTAGGTGGTGTAAAGATAGAATATGCGACGGGTTTTAATGGAAATTTCATAGAAGAAAATAAAATAGGAGTTGGTGCAATTATACAAATTGTTCGTAGTGGTGATGTCATTCCACATATCAAAAGTGTGACAACACCCGCCGAAAAACCCAAAATGCCTGATGTTCCTTATACGTGGACCGATACACACGTAGATATTATATTGGCAAATAAAGATGATGATGTAAATGTATTGGAAAAGAACATTACTTCGTTTTTCACATCTTTGGAAGTGGATGGCTTATCACAAGGTAATGTCAAACGCATTATGAAGGCGGGATATAATAGCATATGTAAAATATTAGATATGGATGAAAAAGATTTCTTGAATGTAGAAGGATTCAAGGAAAAGATGGCGAAAAAGGTATATGAAAGTATATCTTCAAAAGTCAAAGACGCATCTCTAATAAAGATAATGGCTGCTTCTAATAAATTTGGTCGTGGAATTGGAGAACGTAAAATCAAACCTATTATGGAAGCATACCCCAAAATATTAGAAACAAATGAATCAAATGACGAAAAGATAAAAATGTTAATGGCAGTAAAAGGTATTGGTAAGGAAAACGCAAAATCATTCGTTGAAAATATGCCAGTATTTTTAGAATTCATGAATCAATGTAAGTTAACCTATAAATACGGCGAAAAACCAGAAGAGAAAGCAGAGGACAGTGTAAATGAGGAAAATAAAGACCATCCGTTGTATATGAAAAAGATAGTAATGACAAAGGTTCGTGATAAAGAAATAATTGATAAATTGGCCTTATATGGTTCAACAATGGAAAATAAAGTAGATAAGAATACATTTGCTTTAATTGTAAAATCCAAGGATGATGTGTCAAACAAGACGAAAAAGGCAGAAGAATTAGGAGTGCCAATATTTACCCCCGAAGAATTTATTGAGAAATATCTCAATTAGATAATAACATACAATGATTAATATTGCATGTTATGATTAAGCAAATGAAGGAATATTATCAATATTTATCACACAATGGGTTTCATCTACACATTCGATGGTTTGATATTTCTTGAATACATCGCGTTCTAATTGTTTTTCTGGTGTATGATGATTGACGATACGAGCAATCATTTTGTATAACTTGAAATTTGGATATCTTTCATCACCATTTTTTTTATATAAAATGTTCTTACCATTATCGTCGCAGCACCATTCATAAATGATTTTCTGGAAGTCATCAAAATCACTTATAGTCGCTTCATCGTCAATAATAAAATCATATATAGAACAACCTAACCGACATAGATCAAAACTATAATTGGGGTCAATACGTTTTTTTGATGGCTCATAAAATGGACCGAAGTTATATTGTGAATTGGCGTCCCCATCCTTCTTGAAACTATCACTACAATATACGTTATTGTTGAATGTCACGATTGAGCGTCCAAAGTCGATGAGTTTAAATATTTTTCCATGTGTGGGAACCTTATATTGAATATCATTATACACATAATAAATGTATGGAATGTCGGTAGTTTCATACATAATATTATTTGTATGTAAATCATTATGTGTAAATTTGAATGCCTTTTGAAGTGTAAGAAGAATCATAATAATTTGAAATAAAGCAGATAGATAATTCTCTATATCCAATTCTTTGCTATCATTCAAAAGATTATCAAATGTATTTTCACATTTAGATAGCCCAATCATAATAACAGGGAAATTATCAATATATGCGTATAATGGTTCTTCGTCAACACTACTGTCGTAATCTATATCGCTGTTCGATAAAGTATATGAATCTCTGGATTTCTCTTCTTCGTCGGAAGCACTATTGGATGAATTACTATCTGAATCGCTTGTATTACTCTCTGTATCACTTACATCACTATCATCGCTGTCGTTGTTACTATGAATATTTGTGTGTTCTTCCAAGTTATCAATTGATAATTCAAGCAATTCAGGCTCAGGTAGTGATGTCATTTTATCGTCATTTTTACAAGGTAAAGCATCAAATGAAACAGGAGTAAATGTCATATCAGTGAAATCGTTAAATGAAATATCGTCACTAAATGACAATGCTTTTTTATGTTTTAATGTATATTGTTTTGATTCATTTTGTAAAAGTCCTTTTGAGAAAATATTGGTGTGGAATAGTTTTCCAATATGTTCTTGAAAGAAATCCTGTTCTTGTAGAAATTCAATATCATCAGCTATATTCATTCTAAACTTTTTCTGAATACCAACAATAGAACCAAAATATTCAACCCCGTGTTTGAAATTGTATTTTTCATATAAAAGATTAATTAAAGCACACGTGAAATTATCAACATATGAAGCATTATGGATAGATCTCAATTTCTCATGATACTCTTGACTTTCACCTTGTTTCACAATATTTGTAATATGTTTATCATATTTATATTTCCCCATCATATAATGACACGGATCTAATAGGGGTGCATATTTGAAGAAGATGTTTTTTTGCCTTGTATTTCCATTATTATCAATCACTTGCTTATTATCGTAAATATGATATGTATGATTGAATTGTAAATTGGTGGAAGAAACATCCAATATATCAAAATGGTTATAAATCGGATTATAAAAGGTAATATTTGAAACATCATATGGAAAATAATCTAATTCATCGCAGTCCCATGATTCTAAATTTGGGGTATGTTCGATCATCTTGATTTCCATATTTTAGCTAAACCTATAATAATGTATTCTAATTTAATATTTACGGAGATCAAACTTATATAATAAGTGCGTTAGTAAATCATTTAGATAATATTAATATAGTATAGTAAAATGACTTTGGAATTAAAAAAATTTGACATGCGACATATAACATTCAAGCCTGATGAAAATAAAGGCCCTGTAATAGTATTAATTGGTAGACGTGATACTGGTAAATCCTTTTTAGTTCGTGATTTATTGTATTATCATCAAGACATACCTATTGGTACAGTAATATCAGGAACAGAAGCCGGTAATGGTTTTTACGGTCAACACGTGCCAAAATTATTCATCCACGAGGAATATAGTTCGGTATTAATAGAGAATATATTGCGACGACAGAAGGCGGTTCTCAAACAAGTTAAAAAAGAAACAGATACATATGGGAAAACGAAAATAGATCCGCGTGCTTTTGCGATTCTTGATGATTGTTTATACGACCAATCGTGGACCCGTGATAAGTTGATGCGATTATTATTTATGAATGGAAGGCATTGGAAGATTATGTTGATTATTACGATGCAATATCCTTTGGGTATTCCGCCAAACTTGCGTACAAATATAGATTATGTTTTTATTCTTCGCGAACCTTACATGACAAACCGAAAGCGCATATGGGAGAACTATGCGTCTATGTTTCCAACATTAGAATCATTCAGTGCTGTAATGGACCAGACTACAGAAAATTATGAATGTCTTGTAATCAATAACAACGCTAAGTCGAATAAATTAAACGACCAAATTTTCTGGTATAAAGCAGAGAACCATCCTGACTTCAAACTCGGTTCAAAAGAATTCTGGGAATTATCAAAGGGGTTGGGTTCAGATGACGAAGATGAGGCATATGATCCGAGCAAATCAAAAAAGAAATCTGCCGGTCAACAAATTAATGTTAAAAAATCAAAATGGTAAAAATTGAATAAGTATATAATAATGATATATTTACAATTATTATATAACAATGGATGCAAAGCTACTGGATACTATTAAGCAACGAATTTCAAAAAATGAATATGACAATTATGAAAATCTTCTGTTTCCGTCTTTGTCATATACGCAATCCAAACTTGCTTATGATACACTTATAAAATTTAAGATAATGAGTAAACATGATGACTATGTTTGCTACGGTTCATGGGGACAATTGAATCAAATGTGCTGTTTAAACAATAACAATGATTTCTATATATTTACAATCAATGAAATCCACGATAACGAATGTAATTATAATAGTAGCTATAAAATACAAAGTCTATTTCAGTTGAACGATGACTATCTATACAGTTTGAATGTTGATTAACTTATGATTCCACATTCCCACTAATATCATCTATTATATTATCATTTTCTATTATTTCAGTAGATTGACTCGCATTTAAATCCAGACTAGGAACACGGGAACGAGGAGGACTATCATCAGGGGTTTGTGGTCCAAAACGGAATTGAATATCTTCTGATTCGTCATCGCTATCAATAGACATTTCATCACTATCATAAATATAGTCGTGTGGAGATGGAGAACGATCATAACGATGATTTAAAAATCCACTATATTTATAGCTATGAGGTCCTAATTCAAGAATGCGATTATAGATTATATTTTGACATATAAATTTGTTTTCATACATATGAAATACGCTATGTGGTTTTTCTATATAATGAGATGTTAGAAATTCATTGTCGACATTGATATTAGGATTGAATAGGATATACTTATCATGATAATCGTGTGAACTAATGAAATTATTATGATCGCGCCTTCTGATAATAACTCTCCCAAACGTAGGATTGTATTCAATAAAATTAATAATATTCGCTTTGAATATTGAAAGTTTTTGAAAATATTCGTGGTATGTTAGCGAATATTTTACTTGCATAAAATGCAAATAGAAAGGTTTGAATGCTTGAATTAAAGTTGTATTTGGGAATTTATCATTAATATTGATGTGATTTGTTTTGATTGTAAATACACGATTAACACAACCAATCATTTTTTTTATCTCAATAACGAACTCTTGTTGACAAAGATTATCGACATAATGTTTTATGTTTCGTTTCAACAAATAACTATAATGAGTGTTTTTGATAGATGTAATGTCAAAATTACATTCAAAGAAATAATCAAATGTTTTATTTTGATACATTGTATTAAATTTATACTTAAAATAGATATTATATAGCGTAGACTTTGAAAAAACCATATTATTATATGGATTTTTAACAAATCTCGGTGAAATAAAGAAGAAATCCCCTGATGTAAGATTATGTTCTATCATATTCAACATATCACATATAGTGAAGTAGTATAATTTCTTATTTTGACTTATTATAATACTATGTTTAGATGTTGGGTCAATTTCCGCCATTTTCATATCAAATGTAATTTGCTTAGGATATATTTTTCTCTTAACAATTTCACGGAATTTAATAAGTGCGAAATAGACCTTTTGCATCTTTTGAAAGTTTTCTGCGAAAATAGATTTTGTCTCATTATGTGTAAATGGTGCATCTAACATATCTTTATATAACTCAAATTTGGTAATATGTTTATATACACAGAAATCAAGGTAAAATCGTTTTACAAAGTTATTATGATGCGAATTAACATCATATTCATTATTAAGAATTTCTTCTTCTAATTTAATATATTTTTCAAAGTCATCACCAATATTAATATATTGATATTCTTTTTTACATTTATAGAAATTAAAAATAATCTTTTTGAATAGTGCTTTACACATCTTACTAATAAATAGTGTAATATATTTATACTATTTATTAAAACAAATTTTAATCTTCCTTTTTATTCAACATATTCTGTAAGATCGCTTCGTTGTTTGCTGATTGCGATTCTTCTGTTGCTACTTCGCGGCTTTCAAAATCAACGGTTTCAGAAACACCAAGAAGATTTCCTTCTTCATCAATGGTTTGTGTGAGAACATTACCAGTTTGCTCGGCATTCTTGATGTTTTCCTCTATTGCCTTGCGTTTTGTTTCACGAACACGAGCTTCGAATTCTTCTTTAGCTTTCATTTCATTTTTCATTTTCTCGTTATGAAGTTGATTGAGTTCTTCTTCCATGAATTCAACCCGACCAGTCTTATACGCATCCGGATCCCAAGGAATCCACATACCAACAGGTCCAACAAAGATATCGTGATTCGGGTCAATTTCACGCAGTTTCTTGCAACGCATTTCAGCCTCATCTTGATTATTATACACACCGCGAATTTTTAGTCCACGAACAGATGTCTGGAATGAATGTTTAAGATTAAACTTTTCACTCAAACGTTCTTCATTTTTATCCAAAAATGTCTTGTAATCATCGTCAATGGGTGTAGATTGGAGTTTTTCATTTTCTTCTTTAGCAAACTCATTTAAATCCTCAATTACCTTTTCCGCTTGAAGGTTGTATTTATAAGAAATAAATTGAAGAAATTCAAAAAATTTAGAAAACGATTTAGTATAATCCCAAGTCTTTACAAATTCTTCCATAAGGAAAAGTTCTCGTTTTTTTAAGATATTTTCCGGAGAAACAAAGGAAAGGCACGCAAATTTTTGCCCGGAAATAGGACCATCTTCATCGCATAAATCAACATATTTAGGGTTTGGTTTCCCATCTACCATTTTTCGTTCAAAAGATGACATTATATAATTATTTAGTGATGGTATTTTTATATTTGTTTGTAAATAATTATATTTGTATATAATATATTATGAACGGTGTATTAGACTTCCAAGAACTCGTCAAACGCGTAGTAAAATACCTTGTAGAAGGTTTAGTGGTTGCTATTGTAGCATTCTCCATCCCCAAGAAACAATTGAACGTTGAAGAAATCATTGTTATTGCCCTTGCTGCTACAATGACATTCAGCATCCTTGATGTATTTGTCCCTGCTATGGGCCAAACTGCCCGCACAGGTGCTGGATTCGGTATCGGTGCCAACCTTGTCAAATTCCCCCGTATGATGTAAATACATATTTAAAAATACCAAACCTAAATTAATATATATTGATATTTTATATATTAATCAAAATATGAACGAAAAGGAAATGTTAATGTTTTATCATACCGCATTACGCAACGTCGGTCTATATACATCAGTATCATTTGCGTCTTTAGCGTATAGTCGTGTATACCGCCATGACAATTATTTCTACAATAATCTACTTATTATAGTTAGTTTAATCTTTACTATTATTGCCTTTTCTATTAACTATATATTATTGAATGAACTTTATGATTTTTCAAAAAAGAATGATGATGGTACACGTATAGACAAGTGGATATTTATACCAGAAGTCATTATGGTAATTGAAGTCATTTTAATCATTCTTGCGTGTGTTACATTATATTATCACATATAAATAATACACTATTAAACCGTTGGAAAAAATTGCCAATCAAGCTCTTTACATACTTCTTTCCAAATCATATCTTGTTCTAGTTGTTTATCCCTATCTTTCATCATAGGTATAAATGGTAAATATTGTGTTTGGTCGAGAAGCACACATAATTGATAGAGTGTATATGTATAATTAAAAAAATTGGTCCTACTTGGCGGACAATGAAGCGCCCAAGGTTTCTGAATCTCAATAAATAATATACACAATGTTTCGTGTAATTCTTCGTTCATGAGTGGCGGTTTGATACCAAAAAGTGAATTAATATATTGAATATGTTCGAAATATTTATTTAATCCCAATTTACGTAGAATTTCTCGCATCTTATTGTAATTCAACTCGCGCATATCTTCGATACGTTCCTTTTTAATCCGCTTTTTAATTGAGTCAACCACATCGTCGGGTATTTGAGTCGTTTCTTTTGCTTGAAATTGTGCCAATATTTCTTTGAAATGGTTTAATCGGATATATGCGGTATATGACACTTCATTGGGAGGTTCCTTGTTTGATGGCTTGTTGCTATCAACAATATATGTAATAAACTTACCACATTTTTTATTATTACAAATCATAATACCTTCTTCCTCTTGGGCGATCATTTCACCGATTTGACAAAATTCGCAATTATCACAATTGATGATAAAATCGTTGGTAATAAGTGTTTCATTATCCACATTTTTCCAAAATTTTCTATACAATTGTTTGGATTTTCTATATTTATTTTCTTCAATATCTTCACTTACGTTATTCGTTTTCTTTATTTTGAAGAAACTATGCATCGCCTTACTATTACGCTTAACATTCGCATTATTATTAATTTGCTGTTTTTCTTCAAAGTAGTTGAAAATGATTTTGCTATTTTCTAGGAAGTAGTTCTTTTTTATACTGGATAAACGCTTTATTTCAGTTCGAATATCGGTTATTTTATCTTTCATATTCATAATACTATCAACCTTATTCCGTGGCAACGTTTTCAATTTCTTTTTTAATTCTTCCTTTTCTGCTTGTAAATTTGGTATTAATGTGTCGTCAATACTTTTAAAATATGCTAACATTTCATCGTGTTTTATATCTATGGATATAAGTTGCGAATTTGGGTTATTTGACATTTTAATTAAACATGCATCATTTAGTTTATATATATTTTACACCAAAATATATAAATCGTCCAAATAATCGAAATAAACTCAACTTATCTTGTATATAATGACAAACATACAACATATAATAACGGAATTGAAAGCACCCAATAAAACTATAGAAATAAATTCAAAGCAGTTTCAAAAAATGGTATTTATAACAAATGCGATAGACGATGGATGGAGTGTAAAGATGGTTGATGAACGATATATTTTTTCCAAAAAACACGAAAACAAAAAAGAGGTATACAGCAAAACATATTTAGAGAAATTTATACTGACAAGCCAAGAATTACAAGGTATTTAACAACGACATATATTTTCTTCTAATAATGCTGTCGCAAGATCTATATGGTCTATTTTTTCACTTTCAGTTTGTTTTTGATCGTAATCTATATCAATATCCTTAGCTTGTTGTATATAATCGTCATCAACATTACATAATCCATATGACATAATCATGATCAACTTATAACATTTATCAAAAATCATCAATAATACATATAAACAGCGATTTTGTTTATATATATTTAGGAAAATTACATAAAATTTCTGTAAAAAAAGAATTAATTCGTATTTTTCCCAAATTATTTTCTATATACATAATATATAATAGAAAATGGGTGGAGCTCTTATGCAACTCGTAGCTTACGGCGCTCAGGACGTCTTCCTTACCGGAACTCCTGAAATCACATTCTGGAAAGTTTCTTACCGTCGCCACACAAACTTCGCGATGGAATCTATCGAACAAACTTTCTCCGGACAAGCTGACTTCGGTCGCCGCGTAACATGCACAATCAGCCGTAATGGTGATCTTGCTTACCGCACCTACCTCCAAGTCACACTCCCTGAAATCAACCAAGGTATGGCAAACACCTCAGAAACATTAAATGCCCGCTGGTTAGATTTCCCCGGTGAACAACTCATCGCTCAAGTTGAAATTGAAATTGGTGGCCAACGCATTGACCGTCAATACGGTGACTGGATGCACATCTGGAACCAACTTACACTTTCTTCCGAACAACAACGCGGATACAACAAGATGGTCGGCCACACAACACAACTCACACACGTAGTTGATGCCTCTTTCGCCGCCATCTCTGGACCCTGTGCCGGTTCCGCTGCGGCCCCCCAAACATGCGCTGCCCGCAAGGACCTCCCCGAAACAACACTTTACGTCCCCCTTCAATTCTGGTACTGCCGCAACCCCGGTCTTGCTCTTCCCCTTATTGCCCTCCAATACCACGAAGTCAAGATCAACATCGATTTCCGCGCCATCGGTGAATGCTTATGGGCCGTATCTGGAACAGCCTCTGCTTCCCAAGCCTACCAACAATCCCTCGTTGCTGCCTCCCTCTATGTTGACTACATCTTCCTCGACACAGATGAACGCCGCAAAATGGCCCAAAACCCCCACGAATACC